CTAACTTACTGATTTTAATAGATCTCTTGTGTCACTTTGGTGACTATGGGACATCATTGGGACATAATCTGCCAGCTTCTGATTCAGCATGGCGATCTGTTCTGCATTGCTGTCAGTCATCCATGCTCCGTATACATTGAACACCATCTGGGCACTTGCATGGCCCATCTGGCTGGCAATGAAGCTTGGATTTGCTCCGGCAGATAATGACCAGCACGCATAAGTGTGTCGTGACTGGTATGCCTTTCGATACCTGATGCCAGCACGCTTAATGGCTGTTTCCCATGAGTCGCCAATGGAATCTACCTTGTAGATAAAACCTACCTGTTTGCTTTTTCTAACCACCTGGGGGTTAAATACGAAAGTACATTCATGATTCACTGAACGTCCATATTCACGTAGTTGCACCTTGATGTGGTGCTGCTTACCCAGTCTTGTCATTTCAGCCTGATTTTTCAGGACACTGATAGCGGGCTGGATAAGATGCACAACCCTGTTTGTACTTGCTTCAGTTTTAGGTAGAGTGAACTCACCGAGTTTCGTATAATTGCGCCTGATAGTAATTGTTCCTGCTTTCAGATCGATATCTTCCCAGGCCAGGGAGACCAGTTCACCATGACGCATTCCTGTGTACACAGCCAATGACCACAGGTTTTTTGTCTGCTGATGCCGGCAAGCATCTATCAGGCGAATAAATTCGTCACGAGTTAGCGGATCTGGCTCTGCCCTGGCTTTTTTAAGAGGCTTAATTCTCTCGAAGGGATTTGCTTCTAAGTAACCGTGATCTGCAGCAAACTGGAACATTCCAGCGATTGTCGTCATGTAATAATTTACTGTGACAACGCTTCGTCCTTTTACTCGAGCTTTACCTTTTGTTGGATTTTGGTATCCGGTCAGCAAATCTTTCCTGATATACAGCAATTCCTCTTTGGTCACCGTTGACACCAGTCTGCTACCTCCAATTTTCGGAACCATCGTTCTTGCAACGGATTTATAGCGATTGAATGCATTTGCAGAGATTTCCATGCGTTTCAGATCCAGCCACTTTTCTTCAAGTTCTTTCACCGTAATTTCTTTTTTATTTACCCCAAAAGCCTTGAGGTTAGGAGAGTCAGGGAACTGCGCAGCATAATCAAAGTTTCCTGTACGAATGGCAAAACATACAGATGTCCGCAGCTCTCCGGCGATCTTCCTGTTCTTGACAGTGTCAGGGACACCAAGATTTTCCCTGACACGTTTACCTTTAAAATTAAACCAGATGCGTAATGTGCCGCCGTGGTTTTCGACGCCTGTTGGATATTTGACTTTATCCATTGATACCTCCAGACGCCCAAGAGCGATACGAGCTTACATATTTCATGGTATTAAATCACCCAGGTTGTTTGTTTTTCATTGAAGAGACCCAGGCATCTATTGCTTTTCTGTTATACATACATTCACTGGAAGGTTTTGGATTACCGTCTGGCGATACGTGAATATACTCTCTTCCTACCATCCAGCATTCTTTCCGGGCTCGGAGAATTGTGCCAGGTTTGAGCCCGGTAATTGCGATAAGAACGCTTTCACAAACCCATTCATTGGGAGCCAGTTGAATCACATTGCCCATGTATTACCTCACACAACACTCAGCCCACGGCAGTGGCACCACACTTCAAACATTCGTTTCACAACTTCACGGCAGTAGAAACCGTCAACATCTCGCGTCAGGTCATAACGATTGCCGTAACGCTGGCGTACCCATAGCTCAAACGCTTTATTCATTCGCTACTTCCTTTTCATGGCTCGTAATTTTTTCAGATGAGCTTCCTGCTCTGTTTCTGCCAGAATTTGTCGGTATTCCTGGTGATCGATCCGTTCAAACGATTCATTAAAATCGTTCATTTTTACCGATTGTGTTCGCCCATCCATTCTTCTGTACAACACGGTGTTATTTATGCAGCGAATAATTTTTACCGGGTAACCGGCACTGTCGGTATACAGTTGTCCCTGATTAATCAAAGCAAACATTTTTTCTCCTGCTCTCTGAATAGTGAGAACTTCAGAGCCGTATGTTTGTAGCGGGTTCAATACTGATAATTTCTGCTGAGATAAGCATCCCGGCAAGCCAGAGTTCTCCGGACAGGTCTTCATCCTGACATATCAGTTCGCCAATATTAATGGTGGCCATGATATCTGTTTCCCCTGTGCGCTCATCCTTGACTTCTTCATAAGGCAGCGTTGCGTACAGGCTTTCAATAGCGCAACTGATAACATCCAGTCCGGTCAGATTGCCGCCGACAGTAACTTCGAATGTTTCGCGGTATTCCCATAGTCCGAAAGTTAATCGAACGGTTTGGTTTGCCATGCGTCCGCATGACGTCAGATTCGGGTCATAGTTCATTATTTGCGGTTGAGTATTCTGGGTGTTCATCTGCATTTCCCTTAGCCCGGCGGCCTGCCGGGCATATAAGTTATTTAATCTGGATAAATGGTGTATTGGCACCACTGGTCATGTATTGCGGCAGTGTACCGTTCCACTTGTTGATGGCTTCCAGCTCCATGACGCCTGGGTTCTGGCGTAGAGCTTCGCCGCGTAAACGAATGGCATCGGCTTCTGCCTGGGCTTTTGTTCGAATGGCATCAGCCTGTCCGGCAGCTTCCGCACGTAGCATGTTGGCCTCCGCTTCACGTTGCTTGACTTCCTGCTCGCGCTGCAGGGTTTTCTGGTTTGCCGTGACTTTGGCGTTAATGCTGTCGATAACGGTTGGAGGGTATTCCGGTTTACCTACATAAGAGAGGCTCATTACCTGAATGCCGATGGGTGTCATCTCTTCCTGAATGTCTTTAAGTGCGGCATCCAGTAGTTCAGACTTGCCACCGTCGATAAATTTGTCAGTGGTCATTTTGCTGGCCAGCCGATTGAGTGCGTCGGCAATTTTCTGGCGCAGGTCAGTGTCGGTAATGTCATCCACGCCTTTGCGGTAGGTCTGAAACACCGTGGTAACTTTGGATGGATCAACTTTGTAGGCCACACCGATGTGATAGCCGATGGTTGTACCGTCACTCATCTGGAAACTGAACGGTTCATCGTAGGTCTTCATTTGTTTGAAGGTGGGGAAGATATAAACTTCAGTATTCCAGCCAGTCCAGTAGCGACCAACACCGACCACCTCACCGACACCTTTGTCGTCGCCTAGTTTATTTACCTTGATGCCAACATTACCTGGTTCAACGCGATCGCAACCGACAAGGCCAATAGTCGGCAGAACAATGGCTAAAGCAAAAATAATTTTTTTCATCTTTTATCCTTAGTGAAAGAAAGACCCTTGTAAATGGCATAAATGCAGGGCGGGGTCAGAAACGCCAGTGCAAAGCCAGAAATAACTGCTATCGTATCCTTCATGGATATAAGGAACGGAACGAATAATCCGTAAATGCATGCGATAATTGCCAGTAAAATTACTATTTTGAAATACAGTCTCATTGGTCTGTGGTATCCCGATATTTTTAACCGACTGACAGCGCAATAAAGAGAATAATGATTTCAGTTAGTGTCAGCACTGTGGCAAGGATTAAAATCAGTTTTACTCTGTTTAATTCACGGTTGCTTTTCATATAAACGGTTAGTAAAAAATGGAAGAATTATAGTCTTCTTAATATTTAATGTGTCACTGGCGCTTCTGGCATACCATGAGTATTCAGGTCGTTAATCATTTCATCCAGAAGGAGTTCAAGCCCTTCGCGCCCCATAGCAGAGAGAATGAAACCATTATCAGGATCTGCGATGAGCATTTTTTGATAGAGAAACAGAACTCGCCCCATGCCTTCAGTTTCGCCATATTTTTCAATAAATCCCCATTCGACATGGTTTTGCAGGGCAATGCGAAGTGGTCCTGGGTATATACTCATGCAACCATGTTTCCCCTTATAAATAACTGCGCGATCTGTCGTCCCGTTATCGTTAGGGATATCAATAGTGCCGTTCTTGTTTTCCTCTTCACTGATAAACGTTGCCACATACAGCCAGCGCCATTGAGCAACCTTCATATCGACTGAAAATCTTCCCAGGAATCTGGCATCATCGGCTTCAGCAATACATTGCATGATTCTTAAGCCGTGCCAGTATGGATTGTCGTATTCACCATCATTAAGTCGCTGTACGGCCTCAACATAATCAATGGTTGTATTGTCAATTTTTATGCCATGAGCTGTCGCTTCTGGTTTGAATTCAAAATTGTTCATAATGTTTGTTCCTTTGCTGGTGGAATAATCGTGTAACCCGCTCTTTTTGCCATCCACAGAAATGTATCCATGCAACCAACGAATTCATTATCCAACAGATGTTTTGAGTAAATTACTTCACCATTTTCAATGGTTAGCAACACTCTTACTTTTTTATGTGTTATGTTCTGTTGTTTTTCTTTCATTTATTTATCTCCCATATGCTTTGCGCAAATACAGGTTGGCTATATGAAGATAAGAATCTCCATGTTGTGCAATGAGGCAGGCAGTTTTATACGATGCCTTATTTTTCAGGAAAGCCATAACATAATCTCCTGCGAATAAAGGTTGCAACAATCCCCGGCGATAAAACCGTAATAAACATTCAGTGAATATTTATTGTTATTGCGCTAATTCTTTTTGACTGCAGCTTTCGAATATTCACATGCAAAAGACAGGATTTCATCACCTAATGTTTTTGCATTCTGATTATTTGACATCTGTAAAACTTGCGCAGCGCACAACAGACTATGAATGTTTATTGCAAATGAATCCGATGCCAGACAAATACCTTCGAAATTGTCATGGATATTACTATTCACTGCTGTTACTCCTTTGCAGCATTGCTACCAGTCAATAACCACATCGGATCGCAGCCAAGAATATTTGCCAGTGGGATAAGCATACTGATGGTTGGTTCATACTCTCCGCTCTCCCACTGGATGATGATTTCTTCATCAAGAGCGAGCAGCCTGGCGAGTTCGGCTGTTGTTAAGCCGCAGGCTTCGCGTTGGGTGCGAAGGTTAACCAGCCAGCTTTCAGGGAAGGATTGTTTTTGTTGTGCAGGAGAAGCAGCAGATAGAGCATATTCATGGATAAATTCCATTACCTCAATGCCCAGTTCCTTTGAGCGAGCACAATCCAGAAGATGGAATGTGCGTACAGCACTTAGCAAATTTGCAATATTTAATGCAAAGGAATCAAGTTCTAAGCCCTTAAGCGTAACACAGCCGCAGTTGATAAAATTAGTTGTTTCTGGAGTTGCTTTTAGTGTCTTCATATATCCACCAACAATTTTAAATTGAATTAAATCAAGTTATAATTGATGGTGCGATATTATGCTTTGGGAAATAGGCTGTCAAGAAAAAATTGATATCGTATATTTCAGGCAGAAAAAAACGGGCAAAGCCCGTTAAAATCAAAGACTAACCAAATCTGTTTATGTTGAATGGTACTGATGAGATCACTTTAGACTGGATATAAAGCAGAGCTAACCCCTCTTTTTCGATGCTCCATGGTTGATAATTGGGGTTATCAGATAACACCATGATTTTGCTTCCAATTTTTTGAAGCCTTTTCACGTAGCATTCTCCATCAAAACAAAATGCATAAATACCATCGCCATCAAAATAAGTTACTGTCTTATCAAGAAAAAGAAGGTCGCCAGGTGAGATTGTGGGAGCCATACTGTCTCCTCTGGCGTTACCTATTTCTATATTTTTGAATGCCCGATTTCCAACAAGACGTCGGGCATATTCAGGATCAAGTTCTATTGAGCGCACTACATCTATCAAGTCACCACGGACATGAGTTCCATCACCGCAACTAAACTCAACATCAAGGACATTAAACACGACGCTATCTGTTCTTGTCTGGTGTTTCTCTTGCGAGGAAAAGGTTGGTGAGGAGTCTTCACCTAAGAACCAGGATTGTGGATAACCGCTAATCTCTGATAAATGCGCGAGCTTATCACTCCGTGGAAATGTTTTTCCTGTTGTCCAGTACTGCACTGATTGCGCACTCACACCTAACTTGCGGGCCAGTTGAGCCTGAGTCCATCCTTTTGCTTTCAGCATCGCGGCTATTCGATTTTCCGTGTTTTTGACGTTCTTCATGACCAGGTCCTGTGGGTTTCTTTACAAGGATAAATCTTTACTTGATTTTAGTGTATTCGATCCTTTTGCAACTTGCATGTTAATTTAATCTTGATGTATTCTTGTGTTATCAAGTTAATATTGGTGTTTTGCTATGAAAGGAAATGATTACGACGTACTTCGCGCATTAATTGCGCAAAATGCCATTGCACGAAACCTTGGTGTAACTCCGCAAGCGGTGAATCAGTGGTTTTCAAAAAACACAATTCCTGCTCGTTTTGTTTTACGCGTATGTGAAGTAGTTGCATGGAAGGTCACGCCACATGGCTTAAGGCCAGATCTTTATCCTCACCCTGAAGATGGAATTCCTGATTCGTTACGCAAAATTTCAAATCCAAGCCTAGCGCGCACGGAAGATGGGCAGAGTGATTCATCAGAAATGTCCACGCGATGAACGGTTACTGAACGAAAAAAGAAAAGCCGGGCCGCACTCCGTCAGCCCGACTTATTCTGATTAGTAAGGGGATTTCATGATGATCAATAAACAAAAAATAGTCAACCCTGAAAACTTGCCAGTTATTGAGTGGCAGGGAGTACGTGTAGTTACCACCGAAACGTTGGCGGCGGGATATGGAACAACGCCAATCCGTATACAACAGAACTACATTCGAAACGAAGATCGTTTCGTTGAGGGTAAACACTTTTTCAAAATCAGCGGTGATGAGCTGAAATCTTTCCGACTATCTTTTAGCGAGTCGGTTAATAAACATACAACATCACTTGTCCTCTGGACAGAACGCGGCGCTGCCCGCATGTCAAAAATCGTCGATACAGACGAGGCCTGGTCGTTCTTCGAAAAAATGGAGCAGGCGTATTTTCGTAAAGCAACGCCTTCTTCAAACACTATTCCAGACTTTGACGATCCGATCGCTGCTGCTGAAGCGTGGATTGAAGCCAAAAAATCCGAACGCCTTGCTCTCGGGTATGCAGAGCGTCAGGCTCGCTACATCAGCAAACTCGAAAGCCATCTCGCCGATGGCATCACTCCTGTGCAGTTCTGCAAACAACTCAACGGTGTAAACACTCGTCAGATTAATGCGTTCCTTGAAGAGCGTAACTGGCTGTATGACGACCGTCCGGAGGCTATGTATCCGCGCTGGCGTGTAAAAGCGTATGCACGTGACCAATACCTGACTGAGCGTTCTGGGCAGGTTGAGCAGGAAAACGGGGAAATGCGCGAGATTTTCAAACCACTCCTGAAGAAAAAAGGTGCCGCCTGGTTATATCGCCATTATCTGAACGGTGAACTACCGATGAAGAAAACATGGGATGGGCTGTTTACCCATAACACTGAGCTCGCGAATCTTTTACAGGAGAACAAATAATGCAAACCAAGACGTGTGTAACTGGTGATGTCGATCTGAAACCTTGCCCGTTCTGCGGAAATCCGGAAGTACAACTCATTGAGGTGAAATATTTTCTGGATGGCGATGATGGTTATTACGTCGCATGTACTTGCTGTAACGCAAACCAGATCCCTGATTCGAAAGAACGTGCTGTTCATGACTGGAACCAGCGTGAAAACGCGGATTGACGGCGAGTAGGTACAAAATGATCCGCAACCAACATATTGATTCTGCACTTTTGGGACGTTACACTGTCTCTGCACCTTATAAAGCGGGGGCCGGGCGTGGAAACCCGAAATTCAATATAGAGCACAACCGCGCTCATGCGGTTTTTTCGTGTCATGAGCATCGTTACGCCCAAATTATGGTGGGGCGTGCAGGGCCAACTTCGGTTGGGCCGGGTTCTATGTTGACCGGTATTTCCACCCCTGTACGTCTCACCACCTATATGGTCGTGGAAAGCCTTGGTGGTGAGTTCATTGAATTCAACATAGGGGCTGTCACCATGACTACTCTCCCAACCCTCTCTCAACCTGAAATCACGATTATCAATGGTCGTGTTGTCACCACATCTCTTGCAGTTTCTAATTACTTTACTAAACGGCATGAGCGGGTTTTAGACAGAATTCGAAACCTCGAATGTTCCGCTGAATTTACTGAACACAATTTTGTGTTAAGTGAATACACCGACGCATCAGGCCGCAAACTTCCCTGCTACCAAATCACCCGCGACGGTTTTGCGTTTCTTGCCATGGGCTTCACTGGCAAACGTGCAGCCAGGTTCAAAGAGGCATACATCAACGCCTTTAACCAGATGGAGAAGAATTTATCTGGTGCTGACGCGGTTGATATGTCAGCTGTTGCACGAAACGCCAGAGGCGTATACCTGCATTTGCGTGAAATCCATCAAATCTGGAAAAGCCAGCTTTACCCCATGCTTAAGGCCGTTGAATCTCCGCTGGCGAGCAAGCTGTACGACCGTGTAGGTGATGCTGTTTTTGGTGCTGCACTTGTTGATTCCAGACTGAATGGTTCTGACAAGGAGGTGCGCCCATGATCCGCCACATCGTTAATTCCCTGTATCACCGATACAACCGTTGCCCCCGGGTGGGGCAGTGGTTCACCACCAGCAACGGCCACGTTCTGCGGGTTTGCCTGGTCAATACAGAAAGCCAGAAGGTTGTCTGCCAGGTTCAGGGACGTACTCATACCCTGAGTTATCCGCTGGTGGCGTTTCAGTCCGGAAAAATGTTTAAACGCCTGGGAGGTGGCTATGCGTCCGTCTGATCTTCTGCTCGATTTTGGACATCCGGTTGCTTATTACCCTGGGCTCGTTAAATACATGGGAAGTCCGCACGCTGTTATTTTCTTTGGTCAGATTTTTTACTGGCAGGATAAAGCACATGCAGCGGAAGGCGTACATAAAACGCGTGAAGAGATACAACACGAAACCGGACTTACATTTGAACAACAGGCTGTAGCGCGTAAGCATCTTGTGTCCAGAGGCATTTTGGTTGAAACCAACAAGCGTCTTGAGCACAAAATGTTCTACCGTATAGATTGTGAGCGCCTTAATGAAATTATCAATGAAAACAATCAGTTTTCCCGAAATGGGGAAACCCGTTTTCGGGAAACTGTAAAACCCAATTTCGCGGAGGAGGGAAAGCCTTCACCGCGGACACGGGAAACCCCTCGCCGCGGAGAAGGGAAAACCAATTTCGATCTTACAGAGAATACAACAGAGATTACTTCAGAGAATACTACAGAGAGTAAAAACACTATTGGCGCATCCGCTGACGCGTCTGCACCAGCACGTTCTGCCCGACAGGAATATTCACCGGAATTTGAACAGGCCTGGCAGGAATATCCCAAACGTGCTGGTGGTAATTCCAAGTCAGCAGCCTTCAAAGCCTGGAAAGCCCGTATCAGGGAGGGAATAAAACCGGAGACCATGCTTGATGGTGTGAAGCGGTATGCCGCCTGGGTACGTGCTACAGGAAATACCGGCACACAGTTCGTGAAGCAGGCTGCGACGTTCTTTGGACCCGATCGTCACTTCGAAGATTACTGGCAACAGCCAACCGCTCCCGGAGGTGGGCGACAGCGACAGGTCGATGTCCTGGCTGGCCTGGGAGCCATGTCTGACAAATTCGGTAAATCCAGTGACAAACTGACATTCTGAGGTGACAGCGATGATGACGATTAACCAACGTGAGAAACAAACAAGACTACAGGCGCGAATGGATGAGTTACGGGCAGAGATTGCATTTGCTCAGAATGGCGAAAAGCCATGGCCTTACCGCGCCTGCCGGGAATCTGAAGGGGTTGGATGCTGCGAAAAACACGGTAAATATCGTACGCATATACTGGTGTGGGATGATCGGCAGGGGGGCGCTGTCTCAAAAATTTCCCGCTGTCCGGAGTGTCTGGTGGATGAAATGGATGTGACACATCGGACTCTGGTTGCAATGAAAGCTGATGTGCTGATTGAGAATGCTGGTGTTGCCTGTAGGTTTCGCGACTGTGAGTTTGAAAACTATCAGGAGATTAACTCTGATGCAGCCAGAAATCTTGCTGCCTGCCGCCGCTATGCAGAGAGCTGGGAGGATGTTCTGGCTAACGGTACCAGTCTTGTTCTGACAGGCAGTTGTGGTACCGGAAAAAATCATCTGGCTGTGGCTATGGCAAAACACATCATCCGTAACCATCTGGCCAGTGTGGAGATTACTGATGTGATGCGCCTTACCCGTGCTGTGAAAAACTGCTGGCGGAATGACAGCGAAAAAACAGCGGATGAAGTTATTGAGCATTATGCGTCATTGGATTTGCTGATCATCGACGAAGTCGGCGTTCAGTTTGGCAGCGCGGCTGAAATGGCTATTTTGCAGGAAATTATCAATGCCCGGTACGAAAGCATCCTGCCCACCATCCTGATCAGCAACCTTTCACCGGAAGAGTTGTGGGCGTTCATCAGCCCCCGCATTGCCGACAGGATCACAGACGGGGGACGCAACTGGTTGTCGTTTAACTGGCCCAGCTATCGTGCGCATATTGGAGGTGTGGCTGCATGACCACTCCAGTATGGCGTAACGATGATCTGGAAGGCGCTGTCATTGGCGCGTTTTTTCTGCGTGGGGCAGATCATGAAGTGATGGATATTCTGGCCACACTGCCAGCGGACGTTTTTTCTGTACGAGCGTATAGGGATATCTACACAGGCATCTGCCGACAGGCTCGTGTTTCAGGTGTGATTGATCCTGTGCTGCTGTGTAATGAAATGCCGGAACTTGCTCCGGTGATTACTGATACCGGGCGTAAAACCTGGGTGAAGTCTTCACTGGAGCACTATGTTGCAGCGTTGCGGCGCAATGCTGCATTGCGTGATGCAGAAAAAACACTGAATGAGGCGCTGCAGAAATTACGTGATGCGCATACCTGTGAAGCAGCTGAAGATGTCCTGAAGGATGCGCAGAACATGATGGCTTCATTGTCGACGGAAAAGGGCATTATTCAGCCGGTACATATTGATGATGTGCTTCCGGAGGTGGTTGAGCGTGTTGAATGCCGGAATCAGGGACTGGAAAAATCCAGAACGTTGATGACCGGTATTGATGAACTGGACGCAAAAACAGGCGGCATGGAGCCCGGCGATCTGGTATTTATTGCGGCTCGTCCGTCAATGGGCAAAACCGAACTGGCGCTGGATATCATCGACAAGGTGACTGAGCAGGGGCATGGTGTTCTTCTGTTCACAATGGAAATGGCGAACATTCAGATCGGTGAACGCATGGTGTCTGCTGCCGGAGGAATGCCTGTATCGCGCCTGAAATCTGTCTCTCACTTTGGTGACGAAGACTGGGCGCGTTTCATTAAGGGGGTGGAGCTGATGACCGGACGCAATATCTGGATGGTGGACCAGGCGAACCTGACCATTGATGAAATATGCGCAACAACGAAACACCATCTGATTAAACACCCGGAAACGGCGCTGGTGGTGGTTGATTATCTCGGGCTGATAAAAACCCGTACCATAGGACGTCATGACCTTGCCGTGGGGGAAATATCAAAAGGGCTTAAAGGCCTGGCAAAATCCGGCGGATTACCGGTGGTTGCGCTGAGCCAACTTTCCCGTGGAGTTGAGTCCAGACCCAATAAACGACCTATGAACTCAGACCTGAAAAATTCCGGAGAAATAGAGGCTGATGCAGACATCATTCTGATGCTTTACAGGGATGAAGTGTACAACCCGGATACGCAGGCCAGAGGCATTGCAGAAATCAATATCACGAAACAACGTAACGGTTCTCTGGGGACGATTTACCGGCGTTTTTATAACGGACATTTTCTGCCCGTAGACCAGGAAAGCGCACAGATTCTTTCCACCCCAATGCAGCAGCCCCAGCCGCGCAGATACAGCAATAAGCGAACCGACAGCAGTAAGATGGAGCGTTTCTTTTGAACAACCAGACCATGACTTTTACGCCTGAACAATTACGTAAACAGGCACAGGAAATGTTACGACAGGCGGAACAACTGGAAAAGACAGGCGTAACAAAAGATGCCATTCGTAAGGATATGGTGCCAGCGCTCAGGGAACTGATGCAGGCGAAACACCGTGCACAAAAAGCAGTGGATGAGCTGGTGGATTGTGTGGCAGAGCTGGAAACCAAAGTTGGAAAGTTCGAAAAACTGGTGCAGGAGGTACTGCGCTGATGCGTGATATGTACGACGTTTTAGATCGTTGGGGGGCCTGGGCTGCAGCAGATAACAGTGGTGTGGACTGGCAGCCGATAGCAGCAGGCTTCAAGGGGCTTTTACCACGCGGTAAAAAGTCACGTCTCCAGTGTGATGATGATGAGGGGCTCATGATCGATGGGTGCGTAGCTAGATTAAGAAAGTACAAACCAGAAGAGTATGAGTTAGTTATAGCCCATTTTGTGGTAGGGATTTCATTGCGAGCCATTGCTAAGAAGAGAAAGTGTTCGGATGGGACTATCAGGAAAGAGTTGCAAACATCGCTTGGTTTCATTGAAGGCATTGTTTGCACTCTTGCCTGTTAACTATTCTTAACTGTCTTCTAGTTATATTGGGCGCTTTGAATTCGATTTAAAGCGTCTTCCACTTATTCCAGAAACCCAAATGTCTTCCTCAAGAAAGTCAAGAAGGGCTTTTATTTCTTTTTTTGATGAAGGCATGACAATTTTCTCAACACCACCAACTATTATGGTTTGTAAGGGGAATTTAACTTTAGCAGCTTCGGATTTAAACTTTGACATATTTGGGAGTGTTAGCATCCCAGTCTGATTTATTAGTGTTACTTTATTTCTTATCACTGTATCTGCAACGGATTTTAGATCAAAACCTTGGGGAGTAGAAAATACACTAAGTTGACTAAATGCATTAAGTTCTTGGTCAGTAGCAGCAGAAAAATAGGACGACATGTCAAAAATACTTCTTAGATTAAAGAAACTCTTAAATCGTATTGTATCATTGATAATTATTGCAACTAGTTTATCATCAACATTAAAACCGATGCTATTAGCTTTACTAAAGGTAGTTTTGCTTGCACAAAGCTTTCCAAAGAATGATTTTGAGGTATCTAAGATTTGTTTTTTGTTGAAAGTTTGTAGTGCAATAATATTGGGGTTTGCTGGCGCGTCAACACCAACAAATAATGCTTTAATATAACCAATATCAATTTGGCTAGGATCCCAGATAGGCACGGCGGTAGGCCTATTGACTGCGTCAATCAGGCGTGCAGAATCAGTAAAGTTTTGTATTTCAAAACACTCACTATGTTTTGGTGTATAACCGGCATAGAATGGTATCATATTGTTATGATGACTTTCAAAATATTGACGCTGTTGTTGGAAAATGGCCGTAACAGAAGTACTTGCTGTTGCATCAAGTTCGACTCTAACAATTCTCGTTGCAATTGTATTATCTATTACTGCAAAAAGTGCCATGGTTATTATCCTTTAACATGTAGAAATGTGTAGTCTGTTAATTGAATAACTGTAAATTTGATATCTTTAATATCAGTAATGACTGATTTAGAAATCAATACAAAACCTACGCCGGTGTCATCTTCAGCTTCGTAAAATTTATAACCGATAAGTGACAATACTGGGTTAAAGTTATAGTTCTCGGAAAAGCTGATGTAAAATAACAATGACAAATAAAAGAATAACGCATATGCTTTATTTTCAGCAATAGAATCTGTTCCTAGGAGAGGGAATAAATAGCTTAAGAAATAATTAGTTACTTCTTTGTTAGCGGGAGAAACTGAACTAATATTTTTTGTCAGAGGTTCAAGTTGTTTCTCAGCATATTGAATCAGGCCTATTGCTAATAACCAACTTGCTATGCCAACGCATAAGCTATATTGCATCAGCCAAACCGTATCTTTTACATATCCAATAAAAAATAGAGTTGCGCAAACAGGTGCAATTGAGCTGGCTGTTAATAATAAGCGTGCTAATTTGTTCATCATGATATCCTTTGTACTGTTTATGCATACAGCACTTTACATCATGTACTCCAAAGTATCTATCTTGTGAAGAATCTTACACTAAATACTACAGAAAAGTTAACGCGTACGCAAAAAGTATTATATCGTGTTAAGAGTGGTTACTTCGCCACACAGCTTAAACCCGCTCGACAGCGAGTTTTTTAGTGTCCGAAAAGCGGTACAGGACGTTAAATGCGCTGGTGGTTGCGAATACAGGTCTTTCAACTTGCTGGCTTTTTCGACAAGAGTTATTGGTATGTCACGTTAACCAGAAAAGGGAAAAAGACATGCTAAAACAGCAGGATATGACCGAAACAGCCAGAGTGGTGTTTAATGAGTTAAGCGTCACCGAACCGGCGACCGTCGGGGAGATTGCACAGAATACTTACCTTTCACGCGAACGCTGCCAGTTAATACTGACCCAGCTTGTTATGGCGGGTCTGGCAGATTATCAGTTCGGTTGTTACAGACGCCTTTCGCAGTGAAGGCTTTTTTATTTGTGGTAATGGGCGGCTGGTGGGTGTTAGCGGCACCTGCCAGCCATCTGCTCATGCGTTGGGGTCACAAGCAAACCTCAGGCCCATCTGCTTTGCGCAAAAGCGGAATGAGCCTATCAGAGAAGTGCTTATTGATCTATGGCTAATACTGTAAAAATATCCAGTTGTGAGTTAATCAACGCTGATTGCCTGAAATTTATCCGGACCTTACCGGAAAACTCTGTCGATCTGATAGTCACAGACCCGCCATACTTTAAAGTGAAGCCCGAGGGCTGGGATAACCAGTGGAAGGGCGATGATGATTACCTGCAATGGCTGGACCAGTGTCTGGCTCAGTTCTGGCGGGTATTAAAACCTGCCGGAAGTCTTTACCTGTTCTGTGGTCATCGCCTGGCATCTGACACCGAACTCATGATGCGTGAACGTTTTAATGTGCTGAACCACATTATCTGGGCGAAGCCGTCCGGACGCTGGAATGGGTGCAACAAGGAAAGCCTGCGGGCGTATTTCCCGGCAACAGAGCGCATTCTGTTTGCCGAACATTATCAGGGGCCATATCAGCCAAAAAATGACGGCTATGCGGCAAAAGGGCGCGAGCTTAAGCAGCACGTAATGGCCCCGCTGATTTCTTACTTCCGTGATGCGCGTGAATCACTGGGGATAACGTCAAAACAGATAGCTGAAGCCACCGGAAAGAAAAACATGGCTTCGCACTGGTTTGGTACCAGTCAGTGGCAGTTACCGAATGAGGCCGATTACAGTAAACTACAGGCGCTGTTTGCACGTGTGGCGGCAGAAAAACACCAGCGCGGTGAACTGGAGCAGCCACACCACCAGCTGGTCAGCACATACAGCGAACTGAACCGGCAATATGCCAGCCTGCTGGAGGAATACAAATCACTGCGGCGTTATTTTTCCGTATCGGCTGTTGTTCCTTATACGGATGTCTGGACGCACAAGCCCGTGCAGTTTTATCCGGGTAAGCATCCCTGTGAAAAACCGGCGGATATGTTGCGTCAGATAATTACTGCCAGCAGCCGTCCAGGCGATTTGGTCGCAGATTTTTTTATGGGGTCGGGGTCGACAATAAAAGCGGCACTGTCGCTGGGACGCAGGGCGATTGGCGTGGAACTGGAAGAGGAACGTTTTAATCAGACGGCCAGAGAAATAACGAAAGATTTTTAATTCAGTGATGATATAAGTTGTATATTTCTGATACAGATGTATACACATATTTAAAACTGAACACCAAATATATTTTTGATGTCTGAAAAACTGTCGTTAGTATTCTGACTGGTCCGGAAGACGGTTATTTTTGTGTTCACAGGGGCGTTACTATCGTCTGAAGGACCAGTGCTGGCTTTCCTGGTAATTCGTGTGATTCCGGAAGCCAGTACAGTATGCGGGTATCGTATAATGGCTATTACCTCAGCCTTCCAAGCTGATGATGCGGGTTCGATTCCCGCTACCCGCTCCAGCATTTGAAACAAGCCTTATTGTATTGCGGCACTGGCGTATTTTTTATTACGTGGGAGCAGGTTGTTTTGAAAAAGCATTTTGTTCTCTGGCTATGATTTGAGGCCAGGTGTAGCCTCAGTGCTGATTTTTTTACGACAGCAGAATGGTGCATTATCGGTGGAGATTTTGTATTTCCTGGCAGGGTCGGTGATGCATCATTCTGGTGTTGTAAATCGCACCAAAGAGGCGCACCTCAGTGCGAGGGTGGTTTAAAGAGTCGGTTTAGCGGGAAACCACAGTATCCATACAGCACGGAATACTTCGGGAGGCACCCGACGCCTCGGTTTAATAACAATTAAAAAATTCATCCCTTGCATTGACCAACCGCCATATCTGGCGGTTTTTTTATTCCTTTCTCAGGACGAAAAAAGACACGAGCATCCAGGAATACTCGTGGGACAACGTCCTTTGGATAGCAATTTGCGAGAGGGTGAAAAGTAGCGCGGTCGTCGGATTAAGACCGCGGGACAAAGTCCATGAAGAATAATAAGTATTGGCCCCCTTCCGGGGACATGTTCATACTACTAAGCTTCAGAAGTGGTTTAAATCCTCAAATTAACCTTAATTTCCGATAAGTCTTATTTCATTTCTTTGCGCCACATCTGGCGCGCATCAAATAACGCCACGCAAAGAGCATCTGCGGATGCCGGTGCTTTTGACGGGGTGTTTTTACGGGCCGCTGGTGGCCCTTTTTTATTTACAGGAGAAAAAGTATGTCTGAACCCTTGTCCGGTTCCGGCACGGCTGCGGCGCTCGGCGGGGCGACGGTATTCGGGCTGTTTACTGGAACGGATTTCGGGATTGTGTTTGGTGCGTTCGCCGGGGCGTTGTTTGTGGCAACGATGCCGCAGAAGATTTCAGCCTGGCGTGTGGCGGCACATTTTCTGGTGTCGTTCATTGTTGGTGTACTGGGGGCGCGTGTACTGTCAGCCTGGATTGCATCAAAAACAGGTTATGACGGTACATCTGCGGATGCACTGTGTGCGGTGCTGGTGGCGGTGGTGTCGGTGAAGACTCTGTCGTTCATCCACCAGCAGGATATCGCATCACTGGTGTCCGGCCTGTTCTCGCGCCTGCGGGGCGGAGGAGGCGGCAATGTTAAGTAACCTTCCCGGATTGCTGAATGTGGCGTTATGCACGGTTACCGTGCTGACGCTCTTTTTTTATCGTCGCCGTGATTCCAGACATAAACCGCTGATGTCATGGCTGGCCTGGCTGCTGATGCTGCTGTATGCCTTTGCGCCCCTCAGCTATCTGTGTGGTCGCCCGTTAGCGGCGAACTGGCTGGCGGTGGGGCTTAATTTGCTGTTCTGCGTGCTGGTGATTCGCGCACGCGGGAACGTTTCAAAAATCCTTGTATTACGAAGGCGCTGATATGAAGTCGAAAGATGAAATTTTTGACGAAATTCTGGGAAAAGAGGGCGGTTACGTCAATCACCCGGATGATAAAGGTGGTCCGACTAAATGGGGCATCACTGAAAAAGTTGCCCGTGCACACGGTTATCAGGGCGATATGCGTGACCTGACGCGTGGGCAGGCGCTGGAAATACTCGAGGCGGATTACTGGTTCGGGCCACGTTTTGACCAGGTCGCCGCATTATCCCCTGATATTGCCGCAGAGTTGTGTGATACCGGTGTGAATATGGGGCCGTCCGTAGCATCGAAAATGCTCCAACGCTGGCTGAACGTTTTCAACCTGCAAGGCAAATTGTTCCCGGATATGGACGCAGACGGGCGTATCGGCCCCCGCACGATTAACGCACTACGGACTTATCTGCAAAAACGCGGCAAAGACGGCGAACTGGTGATGCTGAAGGCGCTGAATTGCACGCAGGGCGACCGCTATCTGGGGCTGGCAGAAAAACGCGAGGCCAACGAGTCGTTTGTCTACGGCTGGATGAAAGAGCGCGTAGCAGTTTAAAAACTGACGCTGAAGGGCTGAACACCCTCAACTCACGCAGGCTCTTTTCTGGGGTTACGATGAGTGAAAGTAAGGGGTACAGCATCAGATAGCAAAAACCCCGGCTGCTGGAACAGTCCGGGGTTTTTAGTTTTCACGTCAAAGAGAAAATTGTGAGTAGTGAGTACGGAGAAAATCCTCGTGGGAAAGTATAAAAGATTCTTTTTGAGGTTGTCCATTATGAAAGGTATTGAAGTGGAAACTCCCGCGAGCCTTGATTTGACAAGGGCTGTGGCCTTTGCAATCCGCCTTGTGGCGGTCGCTGTTCTGATTTGGGCTGTACGTTGGTGGTGACATGAGCCGAAAACACTGGACACACAGAATGCCGCGAACGGCGGCGAAATGGGCACTGGTAGCGATACTGGTGCCTTTTTTATTGGTGGGGTGCGTCAGCCTGGATAAGGCGCGCCAGTTTTTCGATACGGCTTCTCAGGTCTGCGAAATTGTCGACGGTGTTCGACAGTGTCTGCAGAGCTGATCGCCCGTAAGAGCAGAATATTTCGCTGAAAAATGAAGGGTGCGCCAGCGTCCAGAAAGCATGAAATTCTGCTGTGTGTGCCAATTTGTCTTATACATTCTGAATCTTGCCGAATCAGGATGAACTTTGAACAACAGCCCGGGCGGCAAGGGGCATTTTTATCCGGAGGGGATATGAAGAGATTACTGGTAACCGTAAAGCCCTTTAACGGAACGATTCCATTCAGGGTTTTGCAGCGTGGACGTGTTCTGGTTAAGGATATCTTCAGTGGTAAATGCACGGAGTGTTATTCCCGGACATATGAAGTGGATGCCACGGATGAAGAAATTTCTGTTGAATGTGATCTGAACGCAAATATGGCGGGGATTGTAACGGCCACGTTGTTGCCTGTTTCATGAATGACATAGAATGTCTCTGGGTACCCAAAAGGAGAACACTATGTTTGTAGAAAATAACCTGAAGGCTGATCCTGATAATCAGGGATGGGTTCTTGGTTGGGCTGTAGTACGTGACAAACCCTGGCATCTGGTCGGCATTTATGCAACGGAGGATGGCGCAAAGTCTAAACGTTCTGAATTGAATGGGGAGTATGAAGTTCGTTATGGTTCCCATCGTTTAGGTAGTGATGATTTTATGTCTGTCGGACTTAGCTAACTGGCTGTGATGTCTGTTTGTAGCCCCGCAAATGCGGGGCTTTTTTATATCTGGAGATGATGATGGAAAAAACAGAAAACAAACCGGTTGCAATTGGTGCCGCTGCTGTTCCGTTTAAGTTTGAGTTGTCTCAACTGGTGGAGATGCGCATCAGTGATGAATGGGGTGAGGTTAAAGCCCGCGCGCAGTATGCGGATGGCGAAAACCAGTACTTACTCCACTACAAAGCTGCTGATGGTCGCGCCACGACGGAGTGGTTTGGTGAGTCAATGCTGGAAGCAACAGAAGATGCTCGTCATCCTGGTTGTCCGGTATTTGCAGGTATGAAATTACCGGAAGGCGCAGTCGTTACTGAGTAACAGGCATTACAGCAGCCCTTCAGCGAGGGGCTGCGATAATGCCGGTATTAAGGAGATTCCAATGCCATCACGAATACCCCGCGCCTGTCGTAAGCGTGGATGTGCAGGCACAACAACAGACAGTTCGGGTTACTGCGATAAGCATCGCGGTGAAGGCTGGGTGCAGCACCAGCGCGGACTGAGCCGCCACCAGCGTGGCTATGGCTCAAAATGGACGGTGATTCGTGCCCGTATTCTGAAGCGCGATAAAGGTCTGTGTCAGTTGTGTCTGCGTGTCGGTGTGGTGAGCGAGGCGAAAACTGTCGACCACATCATCCCGAAAGCGCATGGCGGAACAGACGCAAACAGCAACCTGCAGAGTCTGTGCTGGCCCTGCCACAAAGAGAAAACAGCGCGCGAACGAATCAAGTGATAATTATTCTCACTTGTTGGGAGGGGCGGGTCAAATCCCTGCAGCCCTGGCTGTCCGGGACCGCCGCCTGACCCTTCCTCACATCGCCGCAGGTTCGAAAACTTTTTTTTGGAAATGTGAACAAACGATTGATAGGTAAGACCGATTATGTCAGGACCTCCGAAAACCCCGCCACGCCTGCATTTGATACGAGGCAACCCCTCAAAGCGTCCCGTTAAAGACCACAAAAAAACCGCTAAAAAGGATGAAAAAGGTCTTCCTAAAATTCCGCAGCATTTAGGGGCTCAGGGGAAGTACTGGTTCAGGCGAATGGCGGAAGAGCTGAATGCGGAAGGGATCATTTCTCAGCTTGATGCACGTGCGCTCGAGTTGCTGGTGGAAGCCTACACCGAATATCGGCATCACTGCGAAACACTCGATGTTGAGGGGTATACTTACCGCACGGAAACGCAGAGCGGTGATGTACTGATTAAGGCGCACCCCGCGGCGGCAATGAAAGCGGATGCCTGGAAGCGGATCCGGGCAATGCTTGCAGAGTTTGGTATGTCACCGGCAAGCCGGGCTAAAGTAAATATCGCCGGACCGGATGATGTTGATCCGCTGGCGGAGCTTTTAAAAGCGAGAGACTGATGGCAAAAGTGGCTGACGGGATCCGCTACGCCGAACGTGTTGTTGCAGGAGAAATTGTTGCTGGCGAATTTGTCCGCCTGGCCTGCCAGCGTTTTCTTGATGATCTGAAGTACGGCGAAGAGCGGGGGATTTATTTCAGTGAACCCCGTGCGCAGCACATCCTGAATTTCTACAAATTTGTGCCTCATGTAAAAGGGGCGCTGGCAGGCCAGCCCATTGAGTTGATGGACTGGCATGTATTTATCCTCATTAATATTTTTGGTTTTGTCATTCCGCTGGTCAATGAAGAGACCGGGGAAGTTGTCATGCGCAGCGATGGCAGCGGACGTCCGGTGATGGTGCGCCGGTTCCGGACGGCGTACAACGAAGTCGCCCGTAAAAACGCAAAATCAACTCTGTCATCGGGTATCGGCCTGTATATGACGGGGGCAGATGGTGAAGGCGGAGCTGAGGTGTATTCAGCCGCAACCACGCGTGACCAGGCCAGAATCGTGTTTGAAGACGCCAAAAATATGGTCAGAAAAGCCCGGTCGACACTCGGGCGGTTGTTTGATTTCAACAAGCTGGCGATTTACCAGGAGCAGAGCGCATCAAAATTTGAACCGCTTTCTTCGGATGCAAACAACCTGGATGGTCTGAACATCCACTGCGCCATTATTGATGAGCTGCATGCACATAAAACCCGTGACGTGTGGGACGTTCTGGAAACGGCAACCGGTGCTCGTCTGCAGTCCCTTTTATTTGGTATCACCACGGCAGGGTTTAACAAGGAAGGGATTTGTTACGAGCAGCGTGATTACGCCATCAAGGTATTGCGTGGCTATAACAGCGACGTGGAGGGCGCGGTAAAAGACGACTCCTACTTTGCGATTATTTACACCCTCGATGAGGGAGATGATCCGTTTGATGAAACGGTCTGGCAGAAAGCGAATCCCGGCCTGGGCATCTGTAAACGCTGGGATGATCTGCGTCGCTTGGCGAAAAAAGCGAAAGAACAGGTCTCTGCACGGGTGAATTTTTTTACCAAACACATGAATGTGTGGGTAACAGCAGAGTCTGCCTGGATGGACATGATTAAGTGGGAGAAATGCGAATATATTGCCCCACGACATGAGCTTAAAACGTATCCCATGTGGGTCGGCGTCGACCTTGCTCATAAGATTGATATCTGTGCGGCGGCAAAACTCTGGCGAACCGATAACGGACATGTTCATGCTGATTTTAAATTCTGGCTCCCGGAAGGACGGCTGGAGCGGTGCTCGCGGCAGCAGGCAGAACTTTACCGGAAATGGGCGGAGATGGATAAGCTCATCCTGACGGATGGTGATGTTATCGATCATGCTCAGATAAAAAGTGACTTACTGGAATGGATTGGTGGTGAAAACCTGAGGGAGCTGGGATTTGACCCGTGGAGTGCAATGCAGTTCAGTCTGGCTCTGGCTGAAGAAGGGATACCGCTGGTGGAAGTTCCGCAGACGGTCCGCAATCTGTCAGAGGCCATGAAGGAAACGGAATCACTGGTCTATGCCGGGCGTTTTCACCACAGCAATCACCCGGTCATGAACTGGATGATGTCTAACGTTACGGTAAAACCGGACAAAAACGACAATATCTTCCCGAACAAATCCACGCCTGAAGCCAAAATCGACGGCCCTGTTGCGATGTTTACAGCAATGAGCCGGATGCTGGTCAATGGCGGTGAACCGGAGCCGGATCTGTCTGAACACCTGATTAGTGTTGGTATCCGCTCGCTTTAACCGAGGGCATTATGTTTCTGATAATTCTCACGCCTCTGGTGGGCGTGCTGGGTGCGCTTTTGCTGGCGTATGGCGCCTGGCTGATTTATCCCCCGGCGGGTTTTGTTGTTGCCGGGGCGCTGTGCCTGTTCTGGTCGTGGCTGGTTGCACGATATCTCGACCGTACACGGCAGTCTGTCGGCGGAGGTAAATAGTGTTCTTTTCGGGGTTATTTCAACGAAAAAGTGACGCACCGGTGACCACGCCAGCAGAGCTGGCGGAGGCTATCGGGCTGTCATACGACACCTATACCGGAAAGCGGATCAGCAGCCAGCGGGCCATGCGGCTGACGGCGGTCTATTCCTGCGTCAGGGTGCTGGCTGAGTCTGTTGGTATGCTGCCCTGCAGTCTCTACAAAATCAGCGGCACCCTTAAAACACGGGCGGTGGATGAACGGCTGCATAAGCTGATTTCGGCAAAACCCAATGGCTACATGACGCCGCAGGAATTCTGGGAACTGGTCATTGTCTGCCTGTGTCTGCGGGGGAATTTTTACGCCTACAAGGTAAAGGCACTGGGGGAAGTGGTGGAGCTTCTTCCGATAGATCCGGGCTGTGTGGAACCGAAGCTGAACAGCCAGTGGCAGCCGGTTTATCAGGTGACGTTTCCGGATGGTTCCGTGGATGTGCTGACCCAGGATGAAATCTGGCATGTGCGCACTCTGACGCTGGACGGACTGGTGGGGCTGAATCCCATTGCGTATGCGCGTGAGGCCATTTCACTGGCAGCGGCAACCGAGGAGCACGGTGCCAGGTTGTTTGGTAATGGTGCGGTGACATCCGGTGTGTTGCGTACGGAACAAAAGCTCACGCCGGATGCTTACGAGCGTCTGAAGAAAGATTTTGAGGAGCGTCACACGGGGCTTGGCAATGCTCACCGCCCGATGATTCTGGAAATGGGGCTGGACTGGAAGTCGATGGCGCTGAACGCCGAGGACAGCCAGTTCCTGGAAACCCGCAAGTTTCAGCTGGAAGAAATCTGTCGTCTGTTCCGCGTGCCATTGCACATGGTGCAGAACACCGATCGCGCCACCTTCAACAATATTGAAGAGCTGGGGCTGGGCTTCATTAACTATTCTCTTGTGCCGTATCTGACCCGTATTGAACAGCGGATCAATACAGGGCTGGTCAGGGAGAGCAAACAGGGGAAGTTTTACGCCAAATTTAATGCCGGAGCATTGTTGCGTGGCGACATGAAATCCCGCTTTGAAGCGTATGCCACGGGGATCAACTGGGGGATTTATTCCCCTAATGACTGCCGTGATCTGGAAGATATGAATCCCAGACCGGGCGGTGATGTGTATCTGACACCGATGAACATGACCACCAGTCCCTCTGCTGGCGATGACAACGGTAAGAAAAAGGAGAGTGGAGATGCAGACAAAACAGCGTCTTGATATACCGCTGAACCTGAAATCCGTCAGTGATTCCGGGGAATTTGAAGGTTACGGTTCTGTTTTTGGTGTTAAGGACAGCCACGATGATGTGGTGGTCCCCGGTGCCTTTACCACAACACTCCAGAAATGGAGCGAAAAAAAGGCGCTGCCTGCGTTGCTCTGGCAGCACCGCATGGATGAGCCCATCGGTGTGTACACCGAAATGAAAGAAGATGATGTCGGGCTTTATGTCAGGGGGCGATTACTCGTTGATGATGATCCCCTGGCAAAACGTGCACATGCCCATATGAAGGCCGGTTCTTTAACCGGCCTTTCTATTGGCTACATCCTGAAAGACTGGGAGTACGACCGTGAAAAAGGGGTATTCCTGCTGAAAGAGATCGACCTGTGGGAGGTCAGTCTGGTGACGTTTCCTTCCAATGATGAGGCACGCATCAGCGATGTGAAAAATGCGCTGGCGCGTGGGGAGATCCCTGATCAGAAAATTATTGAGCGAGTCCTGCGCGATGTTGGACTCTCGCGAACCCAGGCCAAAGCATTCATGGCCGGGGGATATGGCGCTTTATCCCTGCGTGATGCTGAGGATGTGGATGCCGCACTGAATGCACTGAAAAATCTTAAATTTTAACCAGGAGAAAAATAATGGCTGACATTAAAGATGTGGAGCAGGTCGCGCAGGAGCTGCAGCAGAAGTTTGACGATTTTAAGGCAAAAAACGACAAGCGCATTGACGCGATCGAACAGGAAAAAGGCAAGCTGGCCGAACAGGTGGAAAGCCTGAACGGGCAAATCAGCGAGCTGGAGAACCTGAAAAGCGACCTGGAAAAAGAGCTGGCAGACATCAAGCGTCCGGCAGGCGGCACGCAAAATAAAGTTGCCAGTGAACACAAAGAAGCGTTTATCGGATTTATGCGCAAGGGGCGTGAAGACGGCCTGCGTGAGCTGGAGCGTAAGGCGCTGCAGGTGGGCAATGATGAAGATGGCGGTTATGCCATTCCGGAAGAACTGGATCGCACCATTCTGACGCTACTGAAAGATGAGGTGGTGATGCGCCAGGAAGCCACTGTGATCACCCTCGGGGGCTCGGATTATAAAAAACTGGTGAATCTGGGCGGCACAACGTCCGGATGGGTGGGGGAAACGGATGCACGTCCGGAAACCGCCACCTCAAAACTGGGGCTGATTGAACCCTTTATGGGGGAAATCTACGGCAACCCGCAGGCCACCCAGAAAATGCTCGATGACGCTTTCTTCAATGTGGAAGACTGGATCAACAGTGAGCTGGCGCTGGAATTTGCCGAACAGGAAGAAATTGCCTTTACCAGTGGCGACGGCAGCAAAAAACCAAAAGGTTTTCTGGCTTATGAGTCCACCGATGAAGATGACAAGACCCGTGCGTTTGGCAAACTTCAGCACATCGCTTCCGGTGCGGCTTCTGGCGTGACTGCCGATGCGATCATTAAACTGATTTACACCCTGCGCAAGGCGCATCGCAGCGGCGCGAAGTTCATGATGAATAACAGCAGCCTGTTTGCCATTCGCCTGCTGAAGGATAACGACGGAAATTATCTGTGGCGTCCGGGCATTGAGCTGGGTCAGCCTTCTTCACTGGCGGGGTATGGCATCGTTGAGAATGAGCAGATGCCGGATATTGCTGCCGATGCAAAAGCTATTGCGTTTGGTAACTTCAAACGCGGCTATACCATCGTTGATCGTATCGGCACCCGCATCCTGCGCGATCCTTACACCAACAAACCGTTTGTGGGCTTTTATACAACCAAACGAACCGGCGGTATGCTGGTGGATTCTCAGGCGATTAAGCTGATGAAGATCGGTGCTGCAACCCGCCAGAAAGCCGCTGCGTAATGCAGTTTTTTATGCCCGCACAGTGTTGCGGGCAGGAGTTTCTGATGGCAGCAATAGTGGAAAAACTCAGGGCGCAGTGCCGTATTGATACAGATGATGCAACTGATGATGAGTTACTGATGCTGTATTTCCGGGCTGCCTGCCGCAAGGCAGAAAATTTTATCAACCGTAAGCTTTATGAGGAGATGGTGCCGGAAGGTGATCCTGAAGGGGTGCTTATAGCTGATGATGTTTTGTTGGCGCTCATGTTGCTGGTCGGACACTGGTACGAAAACCGGGAAAATTCCTCAGATGTCAGCAAGGCACCAGTCCCGTTTGGTTTTTCTTCTCTGCTGGAGCCTTATCGTTTTATTCCTTTGTAGGAGGAACCATGCAGGCGGGCAGATTACGTGATCGCGTAACTATTCTGAATGTCACCACCGCCCGCTCTCCGTCAGGGCATCCGGTGGAGACGGTGACGGAGGGAGCTACCGTATGGGCAGAAGTTAAGGGTATCAGCGGGAGGGAGAGAATATCAGGAGGTGCAGAAACCGCTCAGGCTACGGTCAGAGTCTGGATGAGATTCCGACGCGATGTGACGGCAGCTTCACGTCTGAAAGTGCTGACCGGTGCATTCAAAGGAGCCATTCTTGGTATAGAAGGGCCACCAATACCGGATGCACGCGCCACCCGGCTTGAAATACTCTGCAGCCTGAAGGGGAATGTGTGATGGATTTCAGTCTTGATTTTTCCGGCCTGGCGGATATTGCACGGGATCTGGAGACGCTCAGCAGGGCAGAAAACAATAAGGTTCTGCGCGATGCCACCCGTGCCGGTGCTGAAGTTATGCGGGATGCAGTTGTTGAACGTGCGCCGGAGCGAACCGGGAAACTGAAGAAAAATGTGGTTGTTCTCACGCAGCGTTCAAAGCGTCGGGGGGAAATTATCTCGGGTGTCCACATTCGCGGACGGAACCTGCGAACCGGAAACAGTGATAACAGCATGAAAGCCAGCGATCCCCGAAATGCGTTTTACTGGCGCTTTGTGGAGCTGGGAACGATAAACATGCCCGCGCATCCATTCATTCGCCCGGCTTTCGATACGACAGAGGAGCTGGCGGCGCAGGTTGCCATACAGCGAATGAATCAGGCTATTGATGAGGTCTTAAGTAAATGAGGGAAGCCACACTGTATTCCCTGCTGTCTCAGTTGGCCGGAGGACAGGTTTATCCTTATGTGGTCCCGCTGACGGAGGGAAAGCCTGCGGTATCTCCGCCGTGGCTGGTGTTTTCTGTGGTGTCTGACACGGCGTCTGATGTGCTTGATGGTCAGGCTGAATCCAGAATTACCGTGCAGATCGATGTCTGGGCAACGGTGCCTGATGACGCAGATGATATCCGAGAACAGGCGCTTGATGCGGTAAGGCAACTTGTACCCTCCGTTATTTCTAAAACTCAGGGTTATGATCCTGATTCCCGTCTGAGCAGAGCCACGCTTGAATTTCAGGTAATAGCCTGAGGTCGTTAATGATTTTACCCACCCGCCGCTGGCGGGTTTTTTTATTTTCAGGAGACGAGTATGTCCTCTAATTTTGAGCGTTCGCAACTGACGAAAATTATGATTTCGTCTGCACCGGTAACAGCAGAAACCCTGGATTCTGCCAGCTATCTTGGCCTGAGCTGTACAATCAAAGAGGTGCAGTTTACCGCAGGACAAAAGCAGGATATTGATGTCACCACGCTGTGTTCTGTTGAGCAGGAAAATATTAACGGTCTTGGTGCCGCGTCAGAGATTTCCATGTCAGGCAACTTTTACCTCAATGCTGCCCAGAACGCGTTGCGCAGTGCCTATGACAATGACACCACGTATGGCTTTAAAGTTATTTTTCCGTCAGGAAACGGATTTACCTTTATGGCAGAGGTGCGTCAGCATACCTGGTCTGCAGGAACCAATGGTGTTGTGGCTGCAACGTTTTCCCTGCGCCTGAAAGGTAAACCTGTGCTGGCGACAGAGCCGCTGAAAGTGAAGGTCGATTTAAACAGCACGCTGCAGGTTTCTGCCGGAGCGAAACTCGAAATGGTGGTTGAGGCTGCCGGTGGTGTGCCGCCTTATTCTTATGTCTGGAAGAAAGGTAGTTCTCCTGTTTCCGGACAGACGGCGGCAACGTTCAGTAAGGCATTTGCAGTATCCGGTGATGCGGGCGCATATACCTGCGAGATTTCTGATTCAGCAAGCCCGGTTAACAAAGTGACCTCCACTTCCTGCACTGTAACCGTCAGTTAATGAGGATGGGTGTGATGACTAAAAATATCCGTAATCTGGCTCTGGCAACGATGTCGGGGTTTCGCCATAAAACTGTTGATGTGCCTGAATGGGAAGGGGCAACGGTTGTATTACGGGAACCTTCTGCAGAAGCCTGGTTGCGCTGGCAGGAGATCGTTAAAGCAAAAGATGATGAGACACCGTTATCCGTTGCGGAGCGCGCCCGCCGAAATCTGGAGGCAGATGTTGAACTGTTCATTGATGTTCTGTGTGATACCGGACTGCAACCTGTATTTTCAGAGGATGATCGTGAACAGGTGATTGCCGTGTATGGCCCGGTGCATGCGCGGCTTCTTCGGCAGTCTCTGGAACTGATCAGTGATGCCGGCGAGGTTAAAAAAAAGTAGCGCTTCCGGGGATGCGTTTTCTGATGATGCTGGCACTCAGGATGGGGCGCACATTGTCAGAGTTACGCCGGGAAATGTCCGCATCAGAAATCATGATGTGGGCAGAATTTGACAGGTTCAGCCCGCTGGGGGACGAACGGGCTGATATCCGGGCTGCCCAGATTGTTTCAGCTGTTTACGGTGCGCAGGGTGTCAAAGTACCACTGAATGATGCGCTTCTTCAGTGGGAGCATGAATCAGAAGAAAATAAATGCGATGATCCATTTATTGGATTAGAGGTTGCTCTAATGTCTTCACTATAAGATAATTTTTTAATCGTTTTGAAATTGAATGCTTTACTCAAAGCCAGGAGGATTAATCATGAGAAAATCAGTGGTGACATTAGCTTGTTTGTTTTTTATTAGTGCATGTAAGCCATCAGATAATTATGTTATTTCTTTAGGGGAAAACTTAGTTAAAGATAAGCTTATTGATCCTGATAGTGCAAAATTTAATTCTTTTTTTCATAAGTCAGGTGATTTATATGGTTATGTTTGTGGTGATGTTAATTCAAAAAACACGTTTGGTGGATATACAGGGAAAAAGCCATATTTTGTTTATTTGGAAGTTGTGGATGGAAAAGTTAAGAGTCATGGGACTGTAACAATTGTTAATGATCATGATCCAAGCAGTATGGAAAAATATAAGTTGTTTTGCCAATAATTATCATCTTAAAAAACCGCAGAAGCGGTTTTTTTATGGGGTAAAGTAAATGGCGACATTACGTGAGCTGATTATTAAAATCTCGGCAAATTCCCGGTCATTCCAGTCAGAGATCTCCCGGGCTTCGCGTATGGGGCAGGATTACTACCGTACCATGCAGAACGGAGGCCGGCAGTCCGCTGCTGCATCCCGTGAAATGCGGCGTGCACTGGCAGAAGTGACGGATCAGATAAATACAGCTAAATCTTCGGCACTGAATATGGCGGGGGCATTTGCCGGGGCTTTTGCTACCGGTCATCTTATTTCTCTCGCCGATGAGTGGAATTCAGTAAATGCCCGTCTGAAGCAGGCCTCACAGTCCACTGATGATTTTCAGGTATCACAACGTGAATTAATGGCAATCAGCCAGAGAACGGGAACGGCGTTTTCTGATAACGCCAGCCTTTTTGCCCGCTCTGCAGCTTCCATGCGGGAGTATGGCTACAGTTCTGAGGAGGTACTGAAAGTCACCGAGGCTATCTCCACGGGCCTGAAATTATCCGGTGCCAGTGCAGCAGAAGCCAGTTCGGTGATCACGCAGTTCAGTCAGGCACTGGCGCAGGGAGTGCTGCGCGGTGAAGAATTTAACTCTGTGAATGAGAACGGCGATCGTGTTATTCGTGCGCTGGCTGCGGGAATGGGTGTTGCCCGTAAGGATCTGAAGGCCATGGCGGATAACGGAAAGTTGACCGCCGATAAGGTTGTTCCTGCACTGATTAGTCAGCTTGGGGCGTTGCGTGATGAATATGCAGCAATGCCTGATACGGTTTCATCCTCTGCAACCAAAGTTGAAAACGCCTTTATGGCCTGGGTTGGTGGTGCGAACGAAGCAAGCGGAGTGACGAAGACGCTCTCCGGTGTGCTGAATGGTATTGCAGGCAATATTGACACTGTGGCAACCGCTGCCGGTGCTCTGGTTGCCGTCGGGGTAGCCCGATATTTTGGCAATATGGCATCTTCTGCTGGATCTGCAACTGCCGGATTAATTACTGCAGCCAGAAACGAAGTAGCTCTTGCGGAAGCGCAGCTCCGGGGGACGCAGATAGCAACCGCCAGGGCGCGTGCGGCGGTTTATCGTGCGCAACAGGCGGTCGCGGCTACCCGTGGTACTGAAAGACAGGCAGCCGCAGAAGCGAAACTGGCTGCTGCCCAGGCATCACTTACCCGTAATATTGCGGCCAGAACAGCAGCACAGACAACGCTGAATACTGTCACGTCAGTGGGGAGTCGTTTATTAAGTGGTGCGCTGGGGCTGGTTGGTGGTGTGCCGGGACTCGTCATGCTGGGGGCGACGGCCTGGTACACGATGTATCAGAATCAGGAGCAGGCCAGAGAATCTGCACGCCAGTATGCCGCAACAATCGACGAAATTCGCCAGAAAACGTCGGCAATGTCGCTTCCTGAAGCGTCAGATAATGAGGAAAAGACGCGGCAGGCACTGGAGGAACAAAATCGCCTGATTAACGAACAGGAAGGAAAAATTCGCGGACTGAAAAATCAAATTGCTGATTATCAACGTTGGCTTGATGAAAGTTCGCAGAGTGGTTCTGGTGCTGAAATCATCCTTAAAGGGCTTGCAGAAGCAACAAATCAACTGGCAGTTGAACAGTCCCGTCTCACACAAATGCAGGGCAAAGCGCAATCCATTCAGGATGTGCTTGCCGGGCTGGAGGAGCGACGAGTGGCGTTGATCCGTCAACAGGCAGCGGAACAAAACAAAGCGTATCAGTCCCTGTTGATCATGAATGGGAAGCATACCGAGTTTAATCGCCTTCTCGGGCTTGGTAATGAATTACTTCAGCAGCGACAGGGGCTGGTGAATGTACCGTTACGGCTACCACAGGCAACTCTGGATGATAAACAGCAGACCGCACTGAATAACAGCAAGCGCGAACTGGCTCTGTCCCGCCTTAAGGGGGAAGCGCGTGAGCGTGCCCGACTGGGCTATGCTGCGGATGATCTCGGCTTTGTGGGAGAGGCGTATCGGACAGCCAGACAGAATTATATCAATAACTCACTGGATGCCTGGCGAAATAACCAGGCAAATAAACCCAAAGCGCATAAAAAGACCGAAGCGGAAAAAACAGAAGATATTTATAAACGGCTGATTAAACAGCAAAAAGAACAGATAGCACTGGCAGGGCAGAATACTGAACTGGCTAAGATGAAATATCAGGTCAGTCAGGGCGAATTATCAACCCTGTCAGAAGCGCAGAAAAAAACGCTTTTGCAGAATGCAGCACTCATCGACCAGAAAAAGATTCGTGAGCAGCTTGCCGCGTATGAAAGCAGTCTGGCGGACAGTAATGCCAGTGCCCGGGCATCTGACGACGCGCAGTTGCTGGGATATGGTGAAGGCTCACGGATGCGTGAACGACTCCAGGAAATGTGGAGTATCCGGCATGAGTTTGAGCAGAAAAATAACGAGCTGCTGAGACAGTATCAGGCCGGAGAAATTGAAGAAGCCCTGTGGAAACAGGAGAAAGAACTGAATAAAAAATATCTGGAAGAGCGTCTCAGCGATCAGCAGGATTATTATGCAAAGGCCGATGCTTTACGTAATAACTGGAATGCCGGACTCCAGGAGGGACTGACCAACTGGGCAGACAGTGCCACCGATTATGCTTCACAGGCGGCAGATGCTGTTGTTTCCACGATGGACGGGCTGGTATCAAATATTTCCGATGCACTGGCCGGGAATGTTGTGGAGTGGAGGAACTGGGGGAGTTCAGTTCTCCGGGAAGTTTCAAAAATTCTGATGAATGCGGCCATTGTTAACGGACTGAAGTCACTCTCCGGTGCCGGAGGGTGGCTTGGTACGGTCGGCGGATGGATTTCGGGGGCGGTGGCAAACGCAAAAGGTGGTGTTTACACATCGGCAAATCTGAGTGCTTACAGTAACACTATTGTGGATACACCGACGTATTTTGCTTTTGCGAAAGGTGCCGGGCTGATGGGCGAGGCCGGGCCTGAAGCTATCATGCCACTGACACGGGCAGCGGACGGCTCTCTTGGGGTCAGGGCCATTGGCAATGTGAATGGTGGCGGTGGATTTGTTTATTCTCCCGTGTATCACATTAGCATTCAGAATCAAGGGAGCAATGGCGAGATAGATACGCGCTCAGCCAGGGGACTGGTGGATCTGATCGACAGCAGGGTTGTGTCAATTATGCAGTCATCGCGTCGGGATGGAGGATTATACAGTGCCTGAGCCTGAAGTTTTTAACTGGATCCCCCGTGAGGGGATGGAGACGACACGAAAGCCATCAGTTATTACGGTAAAGTTTGGTGACGGATATGAACAGCGACGGGCTGGTGGGCTGAATGCGGATCTGAAAACGTTTAAACCGGTATTTCGTGTCACAGATGAATACTCCCGTGCCGCGCTGGACAGTTTTTTATCCCGTCATGCCGGGATTCGTGCTTTTTTGTGGCGCCCGCCAAAACACAACAGGACTGTCCGGGTTGTCTGCAGGGAGTGGAGCATTTCGGATAATGCCATGTATACCGATTTTAACTGTACCTTTGAAGAGGTCACTCACTGATGCAGGATATACAGCAGGAAACACTCAATGAGTGCACTAAAACGGAGCAATCCGCGCTGGTCGTGCTCTGGGAAATTGATCTGACAGAGGTCGGCGGAGATCGTTACTTTTTCTGCAATGAGCAGAACGAAAAAGGTGAACCAGTCACCTGGCAGGGGCGGCAGTATCAGGCCTATCCCATTCAGGGAAGTGGATTTGAGATGAACGGCAAAGGAGCCAGTGCAAGGCCAACGCTGAAAGTCTCTAATCTGCACGGCATGGTCACCGGGATGGCGGAAGACCTGCAGAGTCTGGTCGGCGGAACGGTGGTCCGGCGTAAGGTTTACGCCCGTTTTCTGGATGCGGTGAACTTCGTCAAC